CATTGCGTTTCTATTGCACCAAACTACGGTATTGTTATCGTCGTTAAAAATAATAGCGGTCTTATCATATTTTTCAATCCATTTTTTGTATGGATCTACTTTAAATGTGCGCCTTATTTCGCTTTTTAAATATTTTTTATTACTTTTGCTTAAAGCCTCATGAAATATTGCATGGGTAGCCTCTATTAATTTAGAGCTTCTAACGCTACGCCAGATACCAAATATAAAAGCTACATCAAAACAAAACTCTTCTTCTTTTAAAAAACAAAAACCTATAAGGATATTCCCTTCTTGTGCTTTATAGACATCATATGACGAAAATTCATCAAAACTATTTTTTATTTTACAGTCTCTAAGGGTTTTAGATTTTATCGAGCAAAAATCATAAGGTTTAGATTTAACACAAAAATCATAAAAATGCTCCCATGCCTCTGATGTTTCTTTTAACTGTGTAATTTTCACTTCTTTTTAATATTATATAATAATGAAGTGTAAATTAAAATATGGCGGCAGAAGGACAAAATAAAGTAGCAAGTAGCTTATTAGATCTACAGCCTACCGCTGTATTAGAGCTATTTAGAATTTTCCCTGATAGAATCAATAAGCCCAGCTTGTTTTTGGGGTTTCATGGAGGAGTTGTTTATGACAAGTCAGTGGTTTGGCAAGGGGTTCAATACTTGCCTCTAGCTATTGAATCGGAGGGTTTTGATATATTGGGGGATGGTAAATTAGCTAGACCAAAAATAAGAGTAGCTAACAAAAACAATGTCATCACAAACTTTTTACAGAACTATAAAGACTTTAAAAATGCCAAAATTGTCAGAAAAAGAGTATCAGTTAAATTTATAGATGACGAAAACTTTGAGGGAGGCAACCCATTTGGCACAGCAGATCCTAAAGCAGAGTTAACCGATGAGACTTGGCTGATGGGCAGAAAAACTCAAGAGTCAAAAATATTTGTTGAGTTTGAATTAAACTCTCCACTGGACTTAGAAAATTTTACTGTAAACAATAGGAGTATTGTATCTAAGTTTTGCTATTGGCAATATAGAGGGGAGGGTTGTAGATACGCTGGATTACCCATAGAAAGAGATGACGGCGAGTCTTTTCTCGACCCCACTGGCGGTCCCGTTGTGCCTAGCTATCAATCTCCTGCAAACTCACCTGTCTCATTTTTTGATGATCCTTCGGCGTTATGGGACTCGACAAGAGCTTATGTAAAAGGAGATATCGCCATACAAGAAAGCCCGACAATTACGTTAGCTAGTCTAAATCCTAATGAAGTCGGCACACCTCTTAAAACAGTCTTTGTGTGTGTTTCTGGTAATAGTGGACAATCTCCAGATGGCAACCCCACTTACTGGCAAAAAGATGGGTGTACTAAAAAACTATCAGCTTGCAGAAAAAGATTTAATGATATTGATTTAGTTAGTTTTGTAGCGGGGCAGAACATCCAAAGTGGCTTTAGTGGAGTAAGAATATCGGGTATGTCTAGCGAAGAAGATCCAGAGATTCCTGCCCATACGGGATTATTTCATTCAACGGTAGATGGATTGACTGGGCATTTTACTGGAGCATGGACTATAATGGGCTGGGTAAATGTAAACATCAACAGTCCTGTCGGCGCTGGAGTTTTAAGCACATCTCCTAGAGATGACCAAAACTGGCCTAATATGCAGTTTTTAAATATTAATGCCAACACAAGCTTAAACAACATAAGAGCAGGTAATAGCACAGCAAAAATAAGAGGAGAAAAAAGAAACATCATTGCTGCAAATTATTGTGGTTATTTAATAAATGAGACTAGTCAAAACGATAATGTAAATGCTTATAGAAACGTGACATTACATGAAGAACAACAAGCTGGAGACTCAAGGGAGTGGCACCTTTATGTAATTACCAATAGCATAGATACTGCCAATTTTATAAACGGCGAAGATAACGATCAAGATACCATGATACGTTTTTTTGTAAATGGAGTTAGTAAAGATGCTAGTAACACCGCTAACTCTCGACAAACAGAGAGCGCTGCTGGAAGAGCTAGAATAGCAGATAACCTTGGAAACTTTGCTAGTTTGGCAGAAAGAACAGCAATGACTTTTGATCCATTCGGCAAAAAAGCACTTCCTCAAACATTTATGTTAGGAGCAGTAGAATATTATGCTGGAAGAATAGGTTATGATCCTCCGCAAACAGACGCTTACACTACTTCTATGAATGGCTGTATTGGACCTTGGGCGGTATGGAGTAGGGCTATAAATCAAGAAGAGATAGATTTCTTATACAAAAGAATAAGGACTCCAAATGTCACCACAAATTCATTCGATTATGCGCCTCGTAATTATTATGAATGCGTTGATAATTTTACAGGTATTACTGGTGACCGTTTAGTTGCTTGGTGGGACGGCACTACTGGTAGCGATGCGATAGGAAACGGTTTAGTCGATATACATACTGTAGGCCCATACCATTTAACAGGTAGTGGGGAGTTCGAAGCTATAGAAGAAAACTATCAAGAAGCACCAGAAACGCTTTTGGCCAACCCAACACCCGAAAACCCTAGATTTGGAGGATTCCCAGGAACTGATGGATTTAGTTATGGCAGAAACGTACAAGTGTAAAGGAGAGGTTTCAGCTCTTCATAAAATAAAAGAGATAGCCCATAAATATTTCACTAAAGAAATATGTGGTTTTCTAGGGTATGATTATGAAAATAAAGAATTTATTATTCAGTTGGAAGATAATGCTTCTGATGACCCTAGATCATATTTTTTAATAAATCCTTTAAGTTACTTAATGTTTAAAGACTCTTATGCTATGGTCGCAGTTTTTCATAGCCATATAATGGGAGATGAAAAAGAATCAGAGTTTGATGTAAAAATGTCTGATAATTGTTGTCAACCTTTTTTGATTTACAGCTTAAATACAAAAAAAATAAATATTTATACGCCCAAAACCATAGAAGCTGATGTAAATATATTAGAAAGGATTAAGGCTGTAAAATGACTCTAATAAAAATACATGGAATTTTGGCGAGGGAATATGGAAGTTCTTTTAAGTTTGAACTACCTAATCCCAAAAATGTATTGGAGGCAATAGATTGCAACAAACAAGGTTTTATTAAAAGATTAATAGAGTTACAAAAACAAGGATTCTGTTATGACATTATTATTAATAAAAAAAGAGTCACTCAAGAAGAGCATATCTCTGGCGTAAAAAACCCTAAAACAATAGATTTGGTGCCAGCTATCGCAGGGGCAGGACCAGCTTTCTTTTTGCCATTAGTTGGAGGCAGCGCTCTATTAGCAAATATAGCTAGCGCATTATTTTTTGCAGTTATTTCATACGCTTTGACACCAAAACCTGAAGTCGAAGCTCTAGAAATTGAAGCTGACGCTTCTAAATCATCATTAATATTTACAAATACAGTAAACGTGGCTAGTCAAGGCTCTCCTGTTCCCATAGGATATGGAAGATTGAAAGTTGGTTCGCAAGTTATTCAAGCTACCATTAAATCATTCCCACAACATCAAACACCCAAAAAAGCCTTGGGCGGCAGTAAGTCTAATCCTGTATTCATAGGCAATAGAGTGGACCCAACGTAATGAAGCATTTACTCAAAAAACTTAGTATTGCTGGGGGTGGTGGTAGTAAGAAACCAAAACCCCCAATTTATAAGCCCCCTGTTATGGGTGAGTTGCAGTATGGCGCTTCATACAGTTATGCAGAAACATTAGATTTGGTCAGCGATGGACCAATTGAGGGTCTTGTTAATGCCAATGGAGAGACTGTAGACGGCTTGAATATGTTACAGGGTATTTATTTAGATGATACCGCCGTAGCTGTGACAACTGATTCCCCAAGGGAATTAGATCAATTGACACCTTTAGAAACGGAAACAGTACAAACCCTTAACATGCAGTTAGATAGCACTGAAGGAGTAGCTTATTGTAGTGAATTTTTTCAAGAGTTGAAAGAAGCTGATCGTAGAAGTGCCGATGGAAGAATAACTGCTTTAGGATCTAGCACTGCTGGAGGAGTTGATAACGACGAAGGTTCGTCCTCTTTAGATGTGGCGATGGTTTTTATAAGAGACACAGAAACTATACATGTCCGTGGTGGGGGAGGATTTAGAAGTGGAGTAGCTGACCCATTAGAGCCTTTAAGACCCGCGAATCTACATGATTTAGGTGTTTTTATTAGAGGTTTTGTAAAATACAGAGGTTCTGCTGGCGCTCAAACTTTTAATTGGTATCTAAACGATGAACAACAAAGTGGTTATAGCGATTCAAACGCAGCTTTCAGACAAGAAGATAGACCTAAAGGCACATTAAATAGTCTTCTATGGGCAGAAACTACTTTGGCATCTTCTAAATTTATATTTTCTTTCCAACCAGATTTAGTTGTACGAGCCATAGGAGAAACAAGAGGTTTTAGAAATCCTCTTCAAAGCAGAAGTCATAGAATTTTTAATGAAAATGAGCAACAAATTAATGATTTACTACTTCCAGAAGTAAATACTATTTACGATTTGTATGTAAATAATAATCAAGAGGGTGGTAATTTATTCCAAAGAGATTTAGCTTTAAGAGCTTTAAACCGAATTAGTTTCAATGGTGCTGGAGTTAATGATTTGGTCGGGCTTCACTTGGATTCAGCTAACTACGGTGGAGTTATTGCTGTAAAAGTGGAAAGCTCTAATTCTAATCTAGATAAATCTATTGTAGATGGAACAGAACTTTACAATATGACAACCTTTCCAGTTGGATCTCAATATGATTTCAATTTAATTGCAGTTATGGAAAATGCTGGAATGAGAGTAACAGATTTTACTTGTCCAGAAATAGACGCTGATGGAACTTTAACTGGCGCAATGCATGGCTTTTTAATTTTTGAGTTTCCAATCGAAAATGATACAATCGCAAGCCTTGTAAGAACTAACAGAGGTAACGATTTCCCATACGGCAGTTCTCACACTTATAAAATACCTCAAGAAGTTATTGCTGCTTTAAGTGATTTAAATTCTTTTAAATACGCTAAAACTCTGGAGATAAGCGACCAAATTGTTGAGCAAGAAACCACAATAAATAATATCCCCGCACCTAGTTTAAAATATAACTACAGTAATGTTTTAGCTGAACTAAGAAAGGGAACAGAACTTCAACAACCTTTTGACTTTTTTAGAAAAGTTTTTATAGATCATCTATATGATAGAGAACTCTTCGGACCTTTTGGGACCGCTAGATCTGATGGCAATCCAAACTCTATAGGAGATCAAAACAATGCTCCTCAACGGATAATGCCTAACTCTTCTATGCTTACAAGAAGCAATGTTTTGGGCGAGACAGCTACTAATTTCAACACAAGTCTAGAGAACAATCTACCATTAAATGAAGGAAGCGATGACGAAAGAAAAGATGCCCGTGCAATAACAAGAAATTATTCAGATTGGGGAGAAAATTCTTTAGCGGCATTTAATGAAAGAGCTATTCCTGTTGTCCATACAATATACAACCCGAATGTCGAAGAGGTATTTATTACTTTAGACATAACAGAACTAAAAGATACATTAATTAAAGATGTAGATGATGTCAGGACGGGTAGAGGACAAGACAACAAAGATATTTCTATAGGAACCACCTTCCCTTCTGTTTTAAATATAGAGGTAGAAACAGGTAAGATAGGGAAAAAGAGTGATGGATCAGAAGG